GATTGAGAGTGAGTATTTAAAGGACCTAAAGAACCACCACCTGATCCACCGGCTTCCAGATTACTAATACGTGCTATTACATCTGAACCGTTGAAGGTTAGTTTGGAACCACTTATATTTAGAGAACCAGTTAAGCCTATAGCATTAGCTAACGGTACTATCGATGCTTGCTGTACACTTGCTGATCTAAATATTAGTGAACCTGATAATTCACTTACAAATTTTGACATAGGTCTCTTTTACTCTTCTATTATGCTCTAAAAAACCTTTTAAATATTGCTTCTTTAAATAAATAGCCAAAAAACTACTACTTCTTTGCAATTTCACCAGTAAATTTTAAATTTGTTTTACTGGAGTACTTCTTCGTATTAAAAGGTAGTGCATTTACAGTATCTGTAACTATATGACCTAATAAGTTAATACTAAATTCTGTTTTTACCATACGTTCATTGCCTTGAACTAATTCAGTTGATGTCGTATAGTTATCTATCATAGCTCTAAACCTAAATTTAGAAGGGTTTCCCCAGTAAGAATCAGAAGCAAAATTGACTCCTTCTATAATCTTATTATTTTGTTCCATATAGTCCGTAAATACTATACAGGAATATACAATATTAACATAATCAGGTATAGCAACAGCATAGTACTCTTTTTCTGGTACTCTATTGTTGAGTATACCGAATTTATCGTATACGTTATTCTTAGAAAACTTCTTTTCGAACACTCCAAAGTTGTGAGGATTGTTACCATCAAGCTTATTTCCTAACTGTCTATTCTTTTCTAAGCTATCTCTTCTAAAAGTAATTAAAGGTGCTTGCATCTTACCGTTCTTATCACGGTAATACCCATCTTTCTGCATTGCTGCCCATCTTTCAGGAGAAGCATATACCAACGGAACGTTTATCTGTTTACCATTCTGAGTTACTTGTGGTTTTAATACTTCATTAAAGTAATAAAAGATAGATTCATCTATATCCTTAATGCCTACATTGTAATTCTGTACATTATCATTAGATCTAGTAGTCTGAAGCTCTCTACTTTGTAGATTAGTCTCGTTTGCTTTAATATCTGGTTTATTTCCTGCCATATCTACTATCTTACCTCTGATATACCAACTCTATCAGCTCTAGTAAGGTGAGTATCTAAAATAATAGATAAAGACCCGCCATATGAGCTTCCATAGCTAGTTAAATTGTAATTATTATCTTTTCCAAGGAATAAACTGTTCTCTCTAACAGTATCTACCTCGTAGAAGTCGTTTTGCCATTGAACTATATCTCCTACCTCAGGAAGTATACTTACATCTTGCAAATCTCTTCTTATCATAGCAAAAGAAGCTGTTCTACCTAGATCTGGTCCGAATTCTGATATATCTATTACTTGATCACCTCTAGTAATCAAACAATTTAACTTAACAGCATTCCAGAATGACTTAGCTAATGATTCTCCATACAAATTAACCTCTGTATCTTCTAAACTGAGTTTATGATACAGTATTTCCTGTTCAATTAAGTCATGAACAAGTTCTCGGTTAATATTAACGAGTAAATCAAAGTCTCTTCCTGATCCGAATAACATTACTTCTCTTCTATTGTTTGTTCCCCTACTTCAGCTTTAATTATATCACTATATTTAGCTTTAGCATTGGATATTAGTGAGTCAAACGCCTCTATAGGTTCTTTTTGACTGATTATCTTTATTTTATACGTAGCAGACTTAGTATCTTGATCTTCACTAGCTACAGTTACTGTTGTTACACCGGGTAATGCTCTTATAGCATCGGCGTATCCCTTAGGTCCATCTTCAGCAAAGGTAAATTTAGCCATTGCTTCGAAAGTCTTATACTGTATCTCTAATATTATATCTGATAACTTCATTAACCTACGTGTATAGTCATTGGAATTGATTTTAGAGTATTTTGAACATCTTCTGCTTCTTTAGCTTGTGCTTCTAACTGTGCTGATCTTCCTGTTTGATCTAACATCTCTCTTAAACTGGTCATTAACTCTATTTTCTCTGTTCTAGCATCAGCTAAAAGATCTGCTTGGTTAAGAGTTGCCTCAGAACCCGGTACAGGAACTACTTGATACTTACCTCTAATGTAAGCTAGTATTTCTTTTGCTAGTGCTAACGTGTATCTAAATATCCATTGACGTCCTACGCTATTAATATGACTGTATTGAGGGTTCTCATAAGGTACTTCTGCTACATTAGTAATAAGGTTAGTAGCACTGTTGTAGTTTATCTTACTTTTATCCTCTTGTTTGTAGTATTCAAACCATAAACTACCTGATCTAGAAGGTACTGGGAATACTTTTAAGTTATTATTAACTAATTCGAAAGTATATGCTGATTTTCTTATTTGATCGTTAAATTCTATTGCTTGAATTAACTGAACATCGTAAGATGTTGGCATCATCATAAAGTTAATACCGGGACTCATTGCTCCGAATCCAAAACTACTCATTAAAGACTGTACTCCTGTACCAGTTCCTGCATAAGGGTCAAAATACCTCTGTATAGCTGGTGGAGATTCATAAAATACTCTTCTTACCTCAATACTACCTGAGATTCCTTCGTTTTCTGCCCAAGCATCTAAATTATAGTTCTGTTGAGAACCAGTTATTGCTATAGAACCAGAATACTTAGTAACATTACCTCCAACTTCTGCTTCAGTACCATAATGTTGTGATATTTGAACAATACGGTTTAAAGTAGGGTCAGTTAATTGGTTATTCATTGCACTTCCTGTAGAAGCACCTTCTAAGTTTAAGTAATTTTCTCTTATCTTGTAAGTAAATATTTCATTACCATATGTAGTTATAGCTTCTTCAAAGCAGGCAAAGAATGAACCTGACTGTAATTCAACGTCCATAAGTGGGTATCCTAATCTCTGCCCGCAGAACTTAGCTACCTTAATAATATCTGTTTGGAACTCAGTATCACTGTCGTAGAAACCAAAAGGAGTCATTCCAGCGCTAAAAGTAGCAGTACCGTTCCATGTTTGTATATTAGCCATCTAAATTGAGTTTATAATAAATAGTAACTAATCTCTGAAGGTTTTATATACCTCTAAGATAGGGGTTACTATTTCATGCCTATGGTTTCTTTCTAACTGATGTACTTTAAATCCTTCTACCTGTTCTTCTAGTCTACTTAAGAACGAAAATCCAGTATCTCTCTTGTCTCTTAGGTCTATTTGTGCCATATCTCCACAGATAACCATCTTAGAATTTTTTCCTAATCTTCCTATTACTGTTTCCATCTGTCCATGAGATACATTCTGAGCTTCATCTACTATAATAAAAGCATCAACAAATGTTCTACCTCTCATAAAAGCAAAAGGGACAATTTCAATACGTCCTTCGTCTAATTCTTTACGTACCTTAGCTTCATCATACAACATGAATAGATTATGATAGATAGGTGCTAACCAAGGATCCATTTTTTCTCTAATATCTCCTGGTAAGAATCCTATATCTTCTTTAGCTACAGTTGGTCTTGATATAATTACTTTATCTACCTTCTTAGTAAATAACATATCTAATCCAACTTGAGCAGCTAGTAATGTCTTACCCGAACCAGCCATACCTTTAAGTACAGTGATTGGATTGTTAATAATAAGATCTTTTGCTATTTTTTGTTCTTCATTTAACTGGACCTTAAATTTAATTGGTCTTTTGGGTCGTCTTTTTTCAACGTACACCGTATCGGTGTGTGGTTTGCTCGCCATAAATAACTTGATTAAGTTTATATACCTATAAATATACAAAAAAAAAGAGGCCCGAAGGCCTCTCTTAATATTATTCTAAAAGAATTTCTTAGATCTGATTTAAGTCAGAGATAAAGATTTTTCCGTAGAATTCTGGTCTGATCATCTTCTTAGCGTAACGAGTCATTAAACCTTTTCTTGGAGTGAAAGATTCTGGATCGTATACTAAAGGAGTCATCATTAATGGTACGTAAGGAGCATATACAGCACCTGCTTCTAAGAATTGACTTCCTCTATAACCCATAAGGATTGTATTTTCAGTCATGTAAGGATTCTTATAAACTTGGAATCTGTTGTTTAATGCACCAACTTTTTGTACGCCCATTGCGAACTGATCTTGATCACCGTTTGTAGCTGCAGCATATCCAGGAATAGATTCTAGGATTGTAGCAACACTTGGAGAACATACTAGGAAGTTTGCACCACCTCTTAATGTTTTCTGGTGAATCTTGTTAGATACTTTTTGGATTTTAGTTCCTAAAGTTTGGAACCACTGTCCTTGAGTATTGTAGAAATCAGAAGTTGAAGTATCCCATGCAGAACCACCCCATACTTTATTGTTTTCTGCAGACCACTTTTCAGTTGTGTTAGCGTCTAAGATTAACATATCTAAGATCTCTAAATCGATCTCCATAGAGATATATTCAGATAATAAAGATGTTAATTCTGCTTCAGCATCAATTGAATGATAAGCGTTAAGGTCTTGAGCAAATTCTGGAGTCCATTGAGCTTTTAACTTTCTAGTTTTAGCAACGATTGCTTCAGATTGAAGTTTCACGTCGATTTCTGGAATAGCTAAGTTTTCAACAGCTCTTGAAGAAGCCGCTTCAAAGTCACCTCTATCATTTTCTACTGGCTGTACAGAGTAAGCAACTTTTTCAGTTCCTCCTGCATATCCAGCTTCTACGTCAGATGCTGCAACTATGAAAGTTACATCGTTACCACTTACTGTAGTAAGTTCTGGGTAGTTAGTAATGTTTGTAGAACCAGAGAAGATTCTAAATGAACGTGCACCTTTTAAATCTGCATTTAAAGAAGCAGATACTGGTACAGTTAATGCTCTAAAGTTAGCTGGTGTTTTGTCAGCATCGTATCCAACTTGAGCAAGAGAAGCAGTAGCTGAAGCAGCTGTTGCATTTGAAATCTCTTGTCCTTTGATTGAATAACCAAACTGTCCTGCACCGTAAAGACCTCCTGAAGGATCAGTGTCTTTAGCCATTTTAGTTGCACCTTCTGTTACGTTACCGTACATGTTCTCGCCGTCAGATCTTCCTCCGTTAGCGTCTCCGTATTTAAAGTCTAGGTAAAATACTAGACCTGAAGGTAAACTCATTGGTTGTACAGATACGAAATCTTGTGCAACGATTTGAGAAAATACCTTTCTTACTAATGGAAGTGCTACACCAGCCCATTGCTCTCCAGCTCCTCCTCCGTGACTAGCTCCACCAACGTTGTTAGTGTTAGCCTCAGCTACGATTTGCTTAGCTTGGTTTTCAAGGATCATTGCCATGTTAGCAGTTCCCTTTTCATCCAAACCTTCTAGCAATCCTGATTGAGACCATTTTTCAGCAAGTCTATCAGAATCAGCTTGTAAGCTTTTGTATCCGTTAGCACTTTCTAATAATGAATTAATTTCCATGATTTAAAAATTTGTTTTAAGTTAATTTATTTTATAATTCCAGCTAATTTTTGCATTCTAAGAACAGCATTAGATACCTCTGCGATTACTTCTGGTTTACTAGCTGTAGTTCCAGTTGCTTTACTTGCAGATCCTTTGTGTTCCTTAATTGTTGTCTCTTTTTTAGTTCCAACGTTGTCTGCTACTGTTTCGAATACTAACTTAACCTCTTTTACGGTTTCAGCTTTATCGAATGCAGCTATTACGTTAACTTTTTGAGACTCGCTAAGGTTATTAGCTTTAAAGATCTTATTTACATAAAGTAATTTAGCATTTAGAATGTTTACTTCATTAAGTTCTTTTTTAAGAGTTTCAATAGTACTTAATGCCTCTTTAAGGTCAGCTACTCTATTAATATTGTAGTCTGAACCGTCAGATTCTGCATTAATTTGAACTGATGTGTCTTCTTCTACTTTATCAGTAGCTTCGTCCATATCATCCTCTTTTTTACCTTCTTCCATTTCCTTTTCGTCTTTATCAGATTCTGATATAGCGTCTAATTCACGGATAAGTTCGTCTAAGTCGATTTCTTCGCCTTCCTCTTCAGGAGCATCAATTGCAGGTACGTCTTCGATTTCAGCATCCATCTCATCTCCCATTCCTTCAATATCACCAGCATCCATATCGTCAGCAGCAGCGTCTCCGCCTACTTCTTGAGCAATTATGTCTTTGATCATATCTTTGAATTGGTCAACAGATAGTTTACTAATATCTTCGTCGCCGTCAATTTCTTCTTCTTCTGAATGTGCGTCGATTTCTACTTCCGCATCGTCATCAGATTGTTCTGAGTCATCCTCTGCTTCTTCAGCATCTTCTGCTTCTACTTCTGTTAGTTCTTCCTCGATTGCTTCTTCTTTTTTGTCTTCCTTTTTAGGAGCTTCATCAATCTCTTCTTCGACTTCGTTTACTACTTCTTCTACTTCTTCAGACTTAGCGTCCATTTCTTGTAGTTTAGCAGCTAACATGTCTTTAAGATGAGGTGTTAAAGTCTCTTCTAAGGCTTCTTTAGCGTTAGCAATAGCGGCTTCTCTTACAGATTTAGCTTCAGCAATAGCTTGCTTGAATAAATCTTTGTTTGCCATTTTAAAAAAATTTGTGAGTTCGAACGATTATTATTAATCGTTATATGAAGTTATAATTTAATATCACGCAATATAAGGATTGCGTATTGTTTATATAAATATATAAGAATTACAAAAACTATAATATTATATAAAAATATATTATGCTCTTAATATATCGTTGATAACAGAATCTAGGTTTTGATATTTAGATACCTTAACTTTTCCTTCCTGTAATGCAATAGGATTCATAAATGCTCCATGTGTAGATGGATTAGATACAAAGTCCCAACATACTAATTCAAAATCAGGCTGCACTTCTAAATGTCCTTCATTTGTTTGATTTACAGAACCTGTACCTCTAGATGAGATACCAATAGTGTGTCCTGCTTTAATTATTTCTTTAACGATATTACCTGCTGGTGTATTAAGTAACTCTACTTTACCCATTAGGTCATCGCCTTTCCAATATAACTCTTTTACTATGTGAGATGCATTTTTTAAAGATACAACAGGAGATTCTGGATGATCTAGTTCTCCAAAGGCATTACCTCTCTCTACGAATTCTTTAACGTATTTTGAAGCTTCTCTTTCTAATATGTCTTTAGAGTATACCCTACCATTTTGGTTCTCTGCTTTTGCTCTTTGCATAACACCTTCTACTTCAAATACTCCTGGTCTGTCTTTAGACTCTTTAAGTACTGATTTAAATGGTGTAACGTCTACTAGTAATTGTGCCATGCTTTGTTTTTATTTATTGAAATATATCCCATGATTTTCCTTCAAAAACACCAAACGTAAATTTTAAGGGTTTTCCTTCTGCTGTTCTGCCGTCTCCTCTAGATCCATAGAATTCATACACTATAGGAAACTCTCCTTCTCCTCCAGTTGCTTCTTTCCAATCTTTAACTTGAATTTTTCTAAAGTATTCATAATCATCAGCTGCTTCAGATGCTGGTTTAGTACCTTCATCTTCTATTCCTCCGCCTTGAAGTTCGTTCAAGCGAATATGTACATCTTTAGACATATCAATACCTGCTTTTTTGAAAGCATCGTGAACTGGGAAATCTCCGTCTATCATTTCAAAATCTTCTTTTAATAGCTTACTATTAGAAGTTAATTTATTTTCTGTTAAGAACTTTGTAAGGTCAAAATTATTTTTCATTTTATTTCTTTTTATTTTCGTTTAGGCCGAAAACTGTTTGTTTAGGAGCTTCTGTTTCTTGAGCCATACCTGGGCTAGCTAACTTCTTAACCTGAGGCATATCTAATGCTTTAGTAAAGCCTTGTTTGATAACTGGTCTAAGATCTCTATTGAATGCTTGTTCAACTGCAGGTGCTAAAAAGCCTCCTACTTTTAAACCTTCTTCATTTCTAATCTCACCTAATGTATCATATACCTTTTGAATCTTAGCTCTTGTCTTATCGTAATACTGCTCTATGTCAGTTACTATATTTTCTAATGCATTAATAGCTGATTTCATACCATCAAAGCCTGCATAGTCATCTCCAAAAGCGGATAGTACATTAGTAGCAGCTTCATTAATTTGTTTTTCTTCTAATACTTTAGTAATGATAGCTTTTAAATTTTCTCTAACAGCTTCATCTTTACCCATCGCTTTTTTGATGGCTTTATCTTTAGCATGCATATAATCATCTCCGTCTACATCTCCGTCTCCGTCATGATCTTTTCCTTTCTTTTCAGATATTCCTTTTAACTTGATATTGAATGCTTTTACTATAAGGTTAGTAATATTTCTATCAAAAGCATCATCATCAGTAGCTCTCATACCAGCTACAAGATCTTTAGCTTCTTCTCTACTAACAGGATCTCTATCTCTTTCGTATCTTTCAATCACTTTTAGAGCATCTTCAACAGTTTTCGGATATCCTACTACTTGTATGGTATCACTAAATGCCTCAAGACTATCTTCTTCATTTACTTTCTTTTCAGATACTCCAGATTTTTCTTGTGTTATAGCAAAGTCAGCATCTCCCAATTGGAAGTATCCTAATTTATACTCATGTCCTTCAGGCATATCTTCTTCTAATACTGAATAATTTTCAAATTCATAGCCATGATGATCTTCAGGAACTTCTTCACCGTCGTCAGTGTATTGTTTACTTCTGTCTTGTCTTTCAGCTTCTAACTTTTTAATTGCGGCTTCAGCACTCATTTCATCTTTATCATTTCCTCCAAAAGCTGCTGAACCGTATGAATGTATAACCATAACAGGTTTACTCATATCTACTCCTGCTTTCTTAAATGCTGTAGCAACGTCATATTCTTCGGCATTAGCATCAGGTACGTTAGAGTTAGGAGAAGGAGCAAAATCTGATACTTTCTTTTCATCTACAAAGTCATCTGAATCTTTACCATCTTTTCTCATCTTATTGATCATGTCTTGAGTATCATCATCGTTTTTATAAGCTGCAGTAGTATCTAATGGTTCTGCTTCGTCTAGATCATCTGGTCTAGTGTCCATATATCCATTTACATATGCCCACTCCATAAAGTCTTCTGCTACGTTGATACTAGGGTCGTTTAAAAGATCTGTATAATGAGTGTTAATATATTCTTTAAAAATATCTCTTGTTAGCTCTGGGTATACTTGCTTAATATCGTGTACTGCATTTTCTAATACAGCTTTTTTAGTAGCATGAGCTTCATCCACTTCAATCTTTTCCATAGTATCACCTGAGTATACATTAACCATATCTAATTTTTCTAATATTTGATCTATCATTGAACGTATACCAGTATTCTTAATAGTAATCCACTGGTTAGTATTATCGTCCCAAACGTATCCGTATTCTGCTCCATACGAATCGATTTCTTCTCCAATTTCTCTTGCTCTTTGT